AAAGAATCTAGTTACGCAGATTTTGCTTTTGGCTTTCCTGCGGAGCCAACGCAATCTGCTGTTGATGAATGGGAAGAAAACGAAACAGAAGAACTTGCAGCTTTACTGGATAATGACTGCATTACTGATCCTGTAGTTCCAATAGACCCTGAAGAAATTGTTGCCGATGAACAAGCAACCCGAAGAATGCTACTCTCTAAAGCTCTGTGGAGTACTTTTGGAGAACAGAGATCAGGCGAAATACAAGATGATTACAAGTTTGTAGAAACAGAACCGCATAAGGTCTGTATTCAAACCAAAGAAATGCGGTTAAACGATATTGAGAAAGCTAAAATCCGCAAAGCTATTGCTTCCATTTACGGCGAGGATGTAACGATAGCAATGCAGATAATCGCTCCCCTGCAAAATGAACCGATACCTAGTGATGAAGTTGTCGAGTTAGAACATTCGGTAAGTAAGCCTAATTGGCTTAATTTTAAATCTGTAATAAAAAATCACTCTTTGTTTGCTGCCTTAAATAATCCGTCATTGACGACTACTGAGGAGTCACCTGAAAAAATTATCATAGAGGGGGTAGCATTTCTTATTGAAAGGATAATTGAGCCTGGAAGTTTAGAAGAGCTTGAGAATGCTATTTTAAAGACAGGTTTGACTTTAGAATTACGCACTAAAAACGTTCATCCTGAGTATAAAAATTTTGAAAAACAACCAATTGTTTTAACTGCTAAAAAGGTACTAGAGGACAAAGTTTGGTTATCGAACATAAGAATAGCTGAGTTACAAAAGTCAAATACAATTGGAAGGCTTATTGAGGTTAGGGAAGAAAAGCCGGTAAATGATTATGATAGTGAGTCGGTGACAATTTGTAGTCGACTGAAATTAACGGCAAGAGAAGAAGTAATTGTTAATAATTTTAATGATATGGAATTGTTGGCCTTAATAGAAAAACAAGTAAGTCAAGCATAGGAGTAGTAAATGAGTGAACTAGAAGCTAGAAAATACACGTCAATTCGCAATTTAAGAGAAGAGATTAGGCAGGATATGGAGGATATAAACCTTTTACGCCAAACAGCTCATATTGATGCAAGAAATTTTAATTTTTATAACAATTACCTTTCAAGTAAAATCGATACAAACATTGAGCGATTAATAAATATGGAGAAAAACAATGACTAAATGGAATAACTTTAACGATGCCGAAGACCAAACCTTTTACACGTTAATACCTCATAGAACTATAGCAAAAGTAGTAATGCTTATAAAAAAAGGAGGTTATGTTACAAAAGAGTTTCCCGATGGGTATGCGACTAAAAGCGATTCCACGAGCAGTGTATATCTTGCTTGCGAATTTGTAATCTTAAATGGGGAATATGAGAATAGAAAAATCTGGAGTTATATCGGTCTTCATAGTGATAAATCACCTAAATATGGCGAAATTGGGAGGAGTACGATTAAGGCAATACTTAACTCTGCTTATAGCATTCACCCAAAAGACAATTCTTCCGATGCCGTAAAGCAGAGAGAGATAAAAAGCTTTGCTGATCTAGATAATCTTGAATTTGTAGCTGAAATTACCATCAACGGTAAGGGACAGAATCCAAAGAATGAAATAAAAACAATAATTACGCCTGATCATCCTAAATATACCGAGTGTATGGATAGTAGGAACAGTAAGGTAAAAGTAAAGATTAATTACAGTGCGCCAAAGCCTGAGAAAAAAAACGAAAAGTTTGTAGGCGATGAAATCCCATTTTAAAAAAAGGTAAATCCATGAGAGAGAGTGCTGAAATAGAAATTATAGGTTATGTAGCAGCAGACCCTATTATGCCAAGTCCCGAGAAATATCCGGATTTCATAACGTTTCAGATAGCAATTACAAACGCTAATCGAGATACAATATGGTTTAAATGCCAAGTAGGTTCTGAAGGACTAGCTAAGGTTGTTAGATCGTATGTAAAAAAAGGAAGCAGTATATTAGTTAAAGGGTATCCAAAAGTGAATGCTTACATTGCAAAAGATGGAACAGCTAAAGGTTCGATTGAAGTTAATGTTAATTATTTGAATTTATTAGGTCATTCCAAGGGGTAATAAGTAGTTTTAAATAAAAGAGGAAATATGGAAATAAAAGATTTGTTATATGAAATAGATTTTGCTTTGGATTCTATTTTACCTATAGAAGAAAGGGTTGTTGAGAAAAGAAGTACAACAAAAATAATGTTAACAATAAGTCAGCTCAGAGGGGGGTTATTAAAATTAAGAGATAATTTAGTGGTTAAAAATAATATTAGAGGACGTAGAGAATTATATCATCCTCTTGAAGCATTGCCTTTAGAAGGCATGAGAATGTTATATGACGATATGCCAGATAATTTAGCTGAAAAATATTTTAACCAAACTGTTTATAATCGGATGAGTAAACAAATAAGAGACTTTTTAGAAAAAAATAATCAAGAAAAATAATATGATCACATTTTTTAGAGGAATAAAAGAAATCAAGAATTTCCGCAAGGATTACGAAGATTTTAAAAATAAAATAACAACAGCTCTAGAAGTTCATGGAATACACTTAGAATCAGCAGAATTAAGTAAAGCAGAAAAAATAGCAGCTAATGCCTTTGGTATGTCTTACGAGAGATATCAGAAAGTTAAACAAAAACCACAAATAGACCCTACTCTTGCTAGAGTTATTGATTTAGAGTTCGGTGTTTATGAGCTAAAAGAGACTATTAAAACTCTTCAAACCACTTTAGATAAGGAGCAAGTACCTGCTCATCTAGTCCTACCGGTAGAACGAACCAAAACTACTAAAAAGCCCAAACCCGTAAAACTCCAAGCCGTAGAAGAGGAAGTCAAAAAAGTTAAATCTGAATTAACACAAGCCAAAGTTAAAAGGTTATTTGAATATAGAGATGGAGAGCTTTATTGGAAGGTTGATCAAGGTAATAAAAGTAAAAAAGGTGATAAAGCTCATTTTTATCTAAATACTGCTGGTTATTATTATCTTTACATTCCCTCTAAACAAAAATTATATAATGTATCACGATTAATATTTCTAATGTTTCATGGTTATTTACCCGAAAAGATATCTTACATTGACAATAATTCTCAAAATACTCGAATAGAAAATTTAAGGGCAGCTACTATCTCTCAAGTTAAATGTTCTGCTAAAAGACCAAAAAGCAATAGCTCGGGTTATAAAGGGGTTTATTTACACAAGAAAAAAAATAAGTACATAGCTCAAATTAAAAAAAATAAAAAGTATTACTATCTAGGTTCTTTCTACACTTCCGAAGAAGCCTACAAAGCATACTGCAAGGCAGCTAGAAAATTACATGGGGAATTTGCACGAGTAGCCTAATGGAAATAGTAAGAGAAGAATGGCAAGTACGATGAATACAGATTTTATTATTAACGAAGAATTTGCACGGCTTATTCCTCCGTTATCCAGTGATGAGTTAGATAGATTAGAGCAGAGTTTGCTTAATGATGGTTGTCTCAATCCATTAATAATATGGAATAATACTATAATAGACGGACACCATAGGTACGCTATCTGTATTAAGCACAATATAAGCTTCAATGTAATAGAGAAACCAGAGCTAGAGACTGAGCTGGATGTAAAGCTCTGGATGATTAATAACCAGTTTAGCAGAAGAAATCTGCCTACTGAAACAAGGCTAGCACTTGCCTATAAGCTCAAGGAGTTTGAAGCACAGAAGGCAAGAGAGAGGCAATTATCCGCTTTAAAACAATTTTCTAAGCAAGAAGAAAGTGCAGAACTAAGCCAGTCTACCGATGGGTTAGCACTAACCCCACGGAGTGAGAGAGAAAATAGCAAGACTCTAGACATTATTGCCCAGAAAGCAGGAGTAAGCCATACTACAGCATTCCAGTACGATGCTATCCAACAAAAGGGAACAGAAGAACAAAAAGCTAAAGTTGCAGAAGGAAAAGCTAGTATTAACAAGGTCTATACCGAGATTAAGCAGGCAAAGCTATCCGAAGAAGATAAGCGGATAGTTCATTTAAAAATAAAAGGTAGTGGAGTATCTGTTATTCAGAAATACGTTAGCGGTATTTATAATGAGTTAGAGGATTTAAATACTAGTAAAGATTTAACTGTAATCCGTCATGCACTTTTAAATAGCTACCTTGGGCAAAAAGAGAATTTCTTAGCTTGTGTATCTAATATAGACAAACACAAGAAACTAGTAACACGAAACTTAACGGCATTATCTGAGTCGGTTGAGGATTTAGAATTAACTGTGAATCAAGGTAAACACATAATTAAGCTAGAAGCTCAAAAAGACAAAAAAATTGCTAAACTATATGAGAGGTACTATGGCTAAAGCCAAATGTGAAGAAATTGTTATAGAGTGTGATTTAAAGGGGAATTTTAGCGATGAGTTTAAAGATGAGCTTTTAGGTATTATTAGCGAAACTATAGTAGAGATAATACAAAAACGAACGTTTGTTGATAATAAAGGTGTTTTTCAACTAAAAAATCAAGAACAGATGATAAACGAGTTACTAGAGGATTAAGAAAATGAATCATCAAACTAATCATGAAACTATAACATGGCAGGCTACTAGTATTAAACTGGCCTGCTTAAAAGAATA